TCTGGTCTGATATTCCCCATAAACGAAGAGGAATTGATGATCGATCCTATACATATTGAGGATCACTGGCCTCGTATAGCGGCTATAGATTTTGGGTGGGATCACCCTACGGCTGTAGTCTGGGCGGCTATAGATACCGAAGAAGATGTATTTTACATTTACGATTGCTATAGAGCGTCAAAGGCAAGTCCGGCTGTTCACGCTGAAGTCATTAGACAGAGGCCGCACTTTATACCCATTGTCTACCCACATGACGGAAATCGCAGGGATAGCATGGGAAATCCGGGTCTTGCCGACCAATACAGGAATCTGGGGTGTAATTTTACGCTGGATCACTTCTCAAATCCACCCGGATTGGGGCAAAACAAGGGGTCTAACAGCGTAGAAGAGGGTCTGATGGCTATGCTACAGGCTATGGAAAACGGCAAGTTTAAGGTGTTTAACACGCTTCCGCAGTGGTTTGAAGAGTTCAGAATGTACCACAGGAAGAATAACAAGGTGGTTGCTATACGAGATGACCTTATGAGCGCCACCCGATACGCATTTCAATCACAAAGACACGCATTGGCGGGGTCTGATCCAACTTGGACTAAAGATATAAATTACGGAGATTACGGAATTGTCTGACAAAGAAGAAGAACTGCTCAGTCGTATACGATCAGAGATAGAAGATTCTCTGGGTTACGACGGAGAGATTTCAGATCAAAGGGAGAAAGCGCAGGAATATTACTACGCTGAACCTTTTGGCAATGAAGTCGAAGGACGTAGCCAATTCGTAGACTCTACGGTACAGGATACGATTGAATGGATTAAGCCAAGCCTAATGCGTATCTTTGCATCAGGCGATGAGATGGTTACGTTTACCCCTCACGGCCCAGAAGATGTCCAAGCGGCAGACCAAGCCACTGACTACGTTAACTACGTATTTACGAAAGACAATCCGGGCTGGGAGATTTTGTACTCATGGTTCCATGATGCGCTTCTTCTGAAAAACGGCATTGTAAAAGTCTGGTGGGATGAGTACCCAGAGGTACAACGAGAAGAGTATCACCGTCTTACTGAGATTGAACTTTCAGTATTACAGGGTGATGACGACGTAGAAATTATTTCTTTAGAAGAATACTTTGAAGAAGTACCCATGTATGACGTAGTTATCCACAGGATGTCTACGAATGGAAAGATCAAGATTGAGAATGTTCCGCCCGATGAGTTTTTGATTTCTAGGGAAGCAAAGACTATCGAAAAGGCTCGTTTTGTTTGCCATCGCGTAAAAAAGACTCTTTCTGAACTGCGTCAGATGTACCCTGACAAAGACTTTGGCCCAGAAGATTTAGGTGGTGGCTATGACGAAGAACGTTATAACTCAGAACGTTTGTCACGTTACGACTTTGATCTTTCTTCTGAATACGACAGCCTTGGTTTTGGAAGCAATCAAGAAGAGTCAATGCGGGAATATTGGTTGCATGAATCGTTTATTAAAACAGATTATGATGACGACGGTATTGCTGAACTGCGTAAGGTTTGCTCTGTAGGCGATTATGTTTTTTCCAACGAAGAGGTTGACAGAAAACCTTTTGTATCTATTACGCCTATAAAAATACCGCATAAGTTCTTTGGTATGTCTATTGCAGACTTAGTAATGGACTTGCAACTCATTAAGAGTACGCTAATGCGTAACCTTATGGACAACGCTTATAACCAAAACTTTGGTCGATACGCGGTTCTTGAGGGGCAGGCTAACCTTGACGACCTGCTAACTCAACGTCCGGGCGGCGTGGTTCGAGTTAAGTCTCCCAATGCTATTATGCCTTTGGCTACACCTCCGCTTGAGCCATACTCATTCCAGATGCTTGAGTATCTAGATCAGGTGCGCGAGTCTCGTTCCGGCGTTAACAAAAATACACAAGGTATCAACGCAGATGCTCTGACAAGCCACACAACGGCCACAGCCGTTAATGCCGTAATGACCAATGCCCAGTCAAGGGTTGAGTTAATTGCCCGTCAGTTTGCGGAGACAGGCGTTAAAGAGTTAATGTATATTATTTATGAATTGCTCCTTAAATACCAAGACAAAGAGCGAGTTGTAAAATTGCGTAATCAGTGGGTTCCTGTCCGTCCAGATATGTGGTCAGACAAAATGGACTGCACGGTATCTGTTGCTTTGGGCAACGGTTCTAAGGATCAGCAGATGCAACATTTGTCTCAGATGATATCTTTTGCGGCACAGGCGATGCAGGGCGGACTACCTATTGTTACACCGCAGAATATGTATAACCTCGGTTCCGCAATGATTAAGGCTATGGGGTATCAGAACGTAGGAGACTTTTTAACTCCTCCGCCTCCGCCTAACCCAGAACAACCTGATCCACAGCAACAAATGGCTATGATGGAACAGCAGGCTAAGATGAAAGAACTTGAAATCAAACAAGGCGAATTACAAGTCAAAATGATGAAAGTTCAACAGGATGCACAAGAAGCGGCGGTAGATGCACAGTTAAAAGCCGCAGAACTTGCGCTAGAAAGAGAACAAAACAGAGGTGTGTTGATTGGTGGATAGAGAAAACAAAGCAAGAAACTTACTTAACGACCCACTATATAACGAAGCATTTGACACACTAGCAGAAGAATTACATAACACTTGGTATAACTCAAGTGTGACCGATGTCGAGAGCCGAGAACAGGCTTGGCTCAGTTTGCGACTCCTTGAGCGACTACGCCTTCATCTAACCAGTATTGTTGAAACTGGAGAGATGGCGAAGAAGATTAAGGAATACCACATATAAGGAGAAAATTTTATGGCGGATACCATTGACCCGCGACTTGCTGTACCCGGTAGTGTTACCGAAGCACAAAATGCTTTCTTAGGATTATTGGAACCCGAAGAGGAAAAACCACAAGCCGAAGATAGCGCCCCTGCTGAGGATGTTGAAGAGTCCAATGAGGAAACTCAAGACGAATCATCTGAAGAGGTGTCTGAATTAGACGAGTCTACTGAAGAGGAGGAGGAATCTGATGATGAGGTGGAGGAGTCTGAGGAAGAAGAGTCTGATGATGTGGAAGACGAAGAGAGACTTTATGCAGTTACCATTGACGGTGAACAACATGAAGTATCCCTCGACGAACTCCGCAAGGGATATTCCCGACAGTCAGACTACACAAGAAAAACTCAGGAGTTGGCTGAACAACGTAAACAGATTGAACAGTATGCACAAGTAGTAGAATCTGAAATACACCAGACTCAGCAATTCCGACAGCAGTATATTGATGCCGCAAATTTGATTATACAAAGACAATACGGCAAAATTAATGACTTGATGAGGAATACTGACTGGGAGCGTTTGAAGGTAGAAGATAGAGAAGAATACCTTACTAAAAAATCTGAACTATCTGACCTTCAAGCAGAAATGCAACGAGATCAGTATGATCTTGAGCAAGCGCAACAGCAATCCATGCAAGAGCAACATGCTCAAATGGAACAAGTTGTGGCTCATGAACAACAAAAACTTGTTGAAATAATCCCACAGTGGAGAGATGAAAAATTTAGAATAAACGCGGCAAAGCAGATTTCTGAATTTGCTATCTCTCAAGGCTTTACGCAAGATGAAATTAATCAATTAGCAGACCATAGGTCTTTAATTGTTTTAATGCAGGCTAAAGCCTATAACGATCTTATGAACGCACAACAGACAACCAAGCAAAAGAAAGTAGCCAAGAAAGCAAAAATGGCTTCTTCTGGAACTGGCGTTAATAAAAAGAAAGAGACTCAGAAAGTTAAACGTACTGCACAGATGAAACGGCTTAAACAGTCTGGAAAGCCAGAAGATGCGGCCAGCCTGTTTGAGGATTTTGTAGACATTTAACTAGGAGGCTACTATGGCAGTCCCAACTAATACGCGAGAGACGTACGGAGCAGTCGGCATCCGTGAGGACCTCTCTGATATCATTTATAACATTAGTCCGACAGACACGCCGTTTCTTAACGGTGTTGGCAAAGGCACTGCGTCTAACACTCTGTTTGAGTGGCAGACCGATGACCTTGATGCGGCGGCGGCTAACCGACGTGCAGAGGGTGATGATCCTACCTCTATTGCTGTCAGTGAGCCGACTCGACTCAGCAACTACACCCAGATCAGTTCCAAGACCGTTCAGAGTTCTGGTACTGCCGAGGCTGTGGACTTTGCTGGTCGTAAGTCAACGCAGGCTTACCAACTGGCTAAACGCGCCAAAGAAATCAAACGTGACATGGAAACCATGCTTCTTGACACGACTGTCAAAGCGGCTGGTTCTTCGGGTTCTGCCCGAGCCACGGGTGCGTACCAGTCTTGGGTTGGTACTGGCTCTGCTGGCACGTCAAACGTCCTTGACGGTGACGGAACTGGCCTGACCAACGCGGCTGACGGTTCGTCTGTTGCTACGACTGTGACGGCTGGTGCTATCTCACTTGATCTTATTAACTCTGTTATTAAGCGCATTTGGGATTTGGGCGGTTCGCCTGACACCATCATGACCTCTGGTACTAAGAAGCAGGCGATTAGCGCCCTTGGTTCCAGCGTGGTTGCTGACCTTCAGACCAACACCAGCGGTGCGGTTCCGGCTACGGCTATCAACGCGGTGGACGTTTTGGTTACGGACTTTGGCACGTTCAAACTCGTACCCAACCGTTTCTGCACGGAGTCTTGTGCTTACATCGTGGACTTTGATATGTGGTCGGTTGACTACCTGCGTCCGTTTAAAACGGAAACCCTTGCTAAAACTGGCGACAGCATCAAACAGATGATGATTGCTGAGTATGGGCTTCGTGCTAAAAACGGCAACGGTAGCGGTCTTATTATGAACCTGTCGTAATATGACACTGGTGATGGGGGCTTCGGCCCCCTAATCCTTTGAGGAATGTATGAAAAAGAAAGCGCCAAAGAAAAATCCAAAACCAAAACAAGAAACTAATACAGATAAGTTACGAAAGATTGTTGAAGGAAAAGATCAAAGGTATCATTTGAAATGAGCAAAAACTCAAACCCAATAGATTATTTTAAAGATGAGTCTGACGGTGGTTTTACTATTACTACTGTACAAGATGCAGAGCCAATTTTAGAGGCTAACAAACGAGCCTTTAATGAATGGGGCGATAAAAAGACTTTTGGTAAACATGGCGATGGTACTACAGTAGCATCTATTCCTATTGTCTTGTGGCGCGAATGGGTTAAAGAAAATCCAATGATTGCTAAAACGCAGACCCCGGAAGGGCATAAATTACTAGCGGCAAAACTTGCTGACCCCCAATACAAGTATTTGCTACGCGCACCTGTGAGGATTTAATTATGTGGCTATATCAACCTACATTTACTGGCAATGACCAGCGTCCTATCATCAACAACACGGTATGGTTTGGAAGTAAGAACAGTTAATGGCTATTTCTAATTATGGCGAATTAAAAACTGCGGTAAAAAACTGGATGGATCGTGACGATCTGACGGCTCACATACCAGAGTTTATTGCACTAGCGGAGGCACGGTTTAACCGTGTTCTCCGTATTCGTGCTATGGAATCTAAACAAACTGCATCTACTGTAGCAGGACAGCAGAACCTTGCTTTGCCTACTAACTATATTCAAATGCGTAATGTTCAGATGAATACATCGCCTGTTACGCCTATGCAGTATGTAACGCCAGAAATTTTTGACAGACTATATGGCGGTAGCGTTACTGGAACTCCAAAGTTTTATACTATCATTGCTAATGAATTGCAGTTAGGCCCAACTCCTGATACTGTTCAGACTATTGAAATGTTGTTTTATAAAAAGTTTGATTCTTTGTCTGCGGATGGAGATACAAACTGGGTTCTTACAAATGCTCCAGACGTATATTTGTACGGCGCATTGCTTGAGGCAGAGCCATTTATTATGAATGATTCGCGTGTGGAATTGTGGGCTACTGCGTTTCAAACGGCAATAGGAGATATACAAGAACAAGATAACAAGGATCGTCACTCAGGCTCTGCTCTTAGAGTGATGAATACAGGTGGTTATTATTGACAGCGCCTATCACATGGGCGGAAGCCACATCTCCAATATACTGGAGTAATATAGGAATTAACTGGAACTCCCCTGCTAAGGGAGAGTCTCCATCTTTTGCTGTAGATGCTGGATATACGACAGGCGGTACATTAGATATAGGGTCATCGGCATCTTATGGAGTAGACGTAGGCGATACCAAGTCTGGAAGATTAAACGCAGTAGCCGCCGCTAGTTATGCTGTAGACGCTGGATACACGAGTCTTGTAACGCTACAGATTCCTGCATCCGTTTCATTTGCTAATGATATGGGTTATGCAAGTCTTGGAATACTAACTAATGCCGTAGCATCTGCAACCTATGGAATACAAAATGACTACAGCGCAACAGGGTTGTTAAATATAGTAGCCGCCGCATTGTACACAGTAAATAACGGATTCACATCTGATAATTCATTTTTGTGGAATGACGTAAGCGATCCTAGCAGTACATGGTCTGCTGTATCTGACCCCACAACAATATGGTCTGACGTAAACGACCCAACAACTACATGGACAAAAATTGACTATCCCCATTAAACCAGAAATAAAAGCCGATGGAGGCTTGATTATGCAACACGATACTAACATGGGCCTCGGCCTCAAGAACGTATGGACTATTGAGTGCTACGACTCTGAGGGTAATCTAAAATGGGGCGAAACCAAAAAGAACCTTGTTACCACGGAAGGGCTGAACCACGTTTTGTCAAGCACTCTTGACGGCGGTACGCAGATTACTACTTGGTACGTCGGCCTAAAAGGCACTGGCTCTCCAGCCGCTGGAGATACGATGGCGTCTCACGCAGGCTGGACTGAAAATACGGACTACAGCCAGTCAGTGCGTCAGACCCTTACGCTGGGTACGGCATCTGCTGGTAGCATTGATAACACCGCAAGCAAGGCAACCTACTCGATCAACGCCACGGCTACGATTGCTGGCGCGTTTATTACTAGCGACAGCACTAAGGTGTCGTAGACTTTGCATCATCCCGTGCTGTTATCTCTGGTGACACGCTTGAGGTGACTGTTACGCTGACTGCGGCAAGTGCGTAATGGCTGTCGAAAGCGCAAGTTGGGTTACACAATTAGTTGACACTAACCCTGTTGTTGGCGATCCGGTAGGCGAGGGTGACGATCATCTAAGAATGATTAAGACTGTTCTTAAGAACAGTTTTCCTTCTACGTCTACTGCTGCGGTCATTCCCAATATGTCTGGGAACGCTGGCAGGGTTTTCATTACGGATGGCACAGACTCCGCATGGTCTAGTGTTATTTATATTGATACTGGAAACAGTCGAGTTGGCGTCAATAACGTTGCACCAACAGCAACACTAGACGTAGATGGCAGCGCAATCTTCAATGAATCAGGCGCAGCAGTAGATTTTCGTATAGAAGGTGATACCGATTCCAATCTGTTCTTTGTAGACGGTAGCACTGATCGGATTGGTATTGGTACTAATACACCTTCCAGAAAATTAGACGTAAATGACGATGCTCTTATCAACACCCTCAGAATTGGTCTTGGTTCTGGCAATATTGCATCCAACTCTGTTCTTGGGTTTCAGGCGCTTGATTCAAATACTACTGGAACGAGTAACATTGCTGTTGGGCGTCAGGCGCTTAGATTTAATACCACTGGAAATTATAACAATGCTGTAGGTTATCAATCTCTTTACAACAATACTACAGGTCTTTATAATAATGCCTTTGGGTTTCAAGCACTCATCTTCAACACCACAGCAAATTATAATACAGCGATTGGACACAGAGCCAGTTATTTAAATGAAACAGGAAATTCAAATACTGCAATAGGTTATGCGGCTTTATTTTCTAATGTAGCAGGATATGCTAACACTGCTGTAGGGCATGGAGCATTATTCTATAATACAGGAAACAATAATGATGCTTTTGGGCATACAACATTATATTCAAACACAACAGGTACAGAGAATTCTGCTTTTGGTAGAGTAGCATTATACAATAACACTACTGGTTCATATAATACAGCCGTTGGTTTCCAATCTCTCAATTCCAACACAACCGCTTCAAATAACACTGCGGTAGGAAATAGGGCCCTTTATTTTAACACCGCTTCAAATAACACTGCGGTAGGGTATGAAGCCCTTTACGAAAACACGACTGGATCTAACAACGCTGCTTTTGGATACCATACGCTTAGACAAAATACCACCGGGTATAACAATACTGGACTTGGTTATAGACCGCTCCGTTTTAACACCACCGGCTATAATAACACTGCTATTGGGCTACACGCGATTTATTCTAACACCACTGGATATGCTAATACCGCCGCGGGTTGTTTTTCTCTTGAAGATAACACTACCGGGATCAATAATGTTGCGATTGGAGACTACGCATTAGCCAGTAACACTACAGCAAACAATAATGTTGCGGTAGGTCAGGTTGCCCTTAATCAAAACACCACCGGCAGTAACAACACCGCTATTGGTCGTACTGCGCTTTACTCAAACACCACTGGAGGAAATAACACTGCTGTTGGTTATCAATCGTGCTTTAGCCAAACTACTCCCCTTAATAATACCGCATTTGGTTATCAGTCGCTTTATGACTGCACTACTGGAGAAGCAAACGTATCGGTAGGCTCTCTTGCTGGACAAAATTTAACAACCGGCTATAACAATGTTTTACTAGGCAACTTTATTGCGTCGAATCTTACTACTGGTTTTCAGAGTGTTGTTATAGGAAACCAAGCCGCTAATGTTGGAAACTACAGTAATATAGTTGCTGTTGGTTATCAGGCGCTTAGAAATAACACTGCTTCAGATAACGTAGCGGTAGGGATTTACGCACTTTACAACAATACCACAGGGACACCTAATGTTGCCGTTGGTAGAGATGCTCTTTCTTCGAATACGACTGGAAACAACAATACTGCTGTTGGTCAATCTGCTGGATCCACCATCACAACTGGCTCCAACCTAACCGTCATCGGATACGACGCAGAGCCATCCTCTGCTACAGCAACCAATGAGATTACTCTTGGTGATGCGAATGTTACCGATGTAAGGATACCCGGCGCAGGGTTTTATATTGATAACGGCAACGTTGGTATTGGTACGAGTTCGCCAGACAGACGCTTGCAAGTTAGGTCAGATGAAAATGACCAGTTAAACTGCACCATTGGTCTTGCTCCATCAACAGTAGATACTGTTCAAGGTGGATTGGGTGTAAAGTCTGGCGGCATTGTGGGTCTGAACGCAGTCAATGTTTTAACATTTGGTATTGGCGGTGCGGATGGTGATGGTGCAAGCGAGGTTGCTCGCATCGACATTAGTGGCAACGTTGGCATCGGTAAGACTTCGCCTGCCAAAAAATTAGACGTAAGCGGTGAAATAAGGGCGTCTACTGGCATCCTGTTTGGAACAAATACCGGTGCTGCTACTACTCTAGACGATTATGAGGAAGGTGGGTTTACTCCGGTTATTGCGTTTGGTGGTGGAAGTACAGGAATTACATACGTCAATAATTGGGGAAGATATACCAAAATAGGAGAATTAGTATTTGTAAAAGTAAGAATAGTTCTTTCAAGCAAAGGAACTGACACTGGAAATGCTACTATTACTGGACTTCCATTCACAGTTAATTCTGAAAACACTCAAAATAGTGGAGGAACTGTTGGTTATAGCGCCGCCCTATCAAATTTAACATCCGCTCCTATAGTTGTGGCGCAGCCCGGAAACACAACTGCTAATTTATATGATTGGAGCGCATTTGCAACAACTCCTTTAGATGACACTAATTTCGGCAACGCTTCCACAATTCATTTATCTATGTGGTACAGAATTTAATTATCGCTAGTGGATTCTAGCGAAGGAGAAAAATATGGCAATTACAAAAAAACAGATTCAAGACAAGATCGAGATTGTTGGCGAATACAAAAACATTCAAGTGCGTACCGCCACGGTCATCGAGGAAGACGGCGTAGAACTGACACGATCATTTCATCGACATGTAATCACGCCAAACTCAGATATCTCTGGCGAAAGCGCAGAGGTACAAGCAATTTGTGCGGCAGTACATACGCAAGAAATTAAAGATGCTTATCAACAACACTTAGATTCTCAAGGAGAAATAGAAGATGCCTGAACTACCCGAACAAGAACCACTTTTAGAGCCAGTTCCATCTATGGAGGAAATCGATCAGCATTTCAAGGCGCTGGACGACTCTGTTGGGCTTATTGAAAAACTTAAAGCCGGTGACACTATGGGTATGTCGCCAGAAGAAGTGGCTGATTGCATTGATCGCAATGAGCAACATATTGAAATCATGCTTGCTAAGTCGTTTATTGCAAGCGATGCCCGTGCCGTTAACTACCGATAAGAGGATTTTATGTCTGAGAATATTATTAATATCGACGGAAGTGAGTATCAGTTTGAATCATTGAAAGACGAGGCGAAGATTTGTATTGCCCATGTTACTCAACTTCAAAATGAAATTGATATGCTTCAGATGAAACTTGTGCAATTGAATGTTGCTAAAGATTCATTTATGAAAACATTGAAGTCATCGCTTCCAGAAGAAGAATCTGAAGAGAAATCTGAAGAAGAAAAAGCAGAGGCTGTTGGTTAATAAATGGCATTA